CGAAACTACAAAAGAAATAAGTTACTTAACTATTACAAGTTATTCTGTTGATAGTTACTATACTACTATTAATGCTATCTTCACTTTAGAAGAAAATACTTTTTATACTTTCAAAATTCAACAAGGTGGTACTTTAAACACTTTACAAGATGAAAGTTATAACGAAATACTAACAGAATCAAACGATGTTCTAGAATTAGACGGTGCAAGTACAACAAGCACTATTAAACATTATAATAGAATTTTCTGTACTAATCAAACTAACTACTCAATTAACGATGATGTGTACGTTAATAAGTCTAGTAACAACGATTATATAACACTATGATGAACGACAATATTAAAATAGTAGAACTTTCTAGCTATACAGCACCCGAAATTAAAGAAGATAAACGTAATGAGTGGGTAAACTACGGAGATGAGAATAACTATTTTGAATTTTTAATAAATAGATACAGAAACTCTACAACTAATAACGCTATTATAAACAATATTTCTAGGTTAGTATATGGTTATGGTGTAGGTGCGTTAGATGGTAATAGAAAGCCAAATGAATACGCACAATTTATGTCAATGTTTTCTAAAGACGATGTACGCAAATTAGTGTTAGAACTTAAAATGCTAGGTCAATGTGCTATGCAAGTTCACTATTCAAAAGACAGAAAAACAGTAAAGAAAGTGTTTCATATACCAGTTCACTTGTTAAGACCTGAGAAGTGTAATAAAGATGGTGAAATTGAAGCTTATTACTATTCTGATGACTGGAGCGACATTAAAACGTATGTACCTAAACGATTAGATGCTTTCGGATTTGGTTCTAAAGATGTTGAAATACTTTACGTTCAACCTTATTCAGTTGGTATGAAGTATTTTGCTAATGTTGATTACATGGGTGCTTTGCCTTATGCAGTATTAGAAGAAGAAGTAAGTGATTATTTAATTAACTTAGTTCAGACTGGCTTTTCTTCACAGAAGATTATTAATTTTAATAATGGTTCTGGAACTCCAGAACAACAAGCAGAAATATATAGAAGTGTAACAAATAAGTTAACGGGTTCTAAAGGTGCTAAGTTAATTGTATCATTCAATGACAATAAAGAAGCTGCTACTACAATAGATGACGTACCTTTAAATGATGCACCTCAACATTATGAATATTTAAGTGAGGAGTGTTTACGTAAGATTATGTTAGGTCATAACGTTACAAGTCCTTTATTATTTGGTATTGCTTCAACTAATGGTTTTTCGTCAAATGCAGACGAATTAAAGAATAGTTTTGTTTTATTCGATAACATGGTTATTAGACCAATGCAAGAAACATTATGTGATGCTTTCGATAAGATACTAGCTTATAATGGAATTAGTCTTAACTTATATTTTCAAACGTTAAAACCTTTAGAATTTGACGAAAGAGGTGTTAAAGATGAGAATCAAAACGATGTTGAAATGTCTAGTCACTTCGATTTAGATACGTTTTTAGCCGATTTAGGCGAGCCAATGGAACAAGATGGTTGGATAGTGTTAGACGAAAGAGATGTTGAATTAGAAGATGAAGAAACGTTAAACAGTCATATTGAATTAATGAATGATGAAATAGAAAGTAAACTAAACAAAGAAAGTTTACTATCTAAAGCTGTTAAATTTGTTTCAACGGGTACTGCTAGACCTACTGCTAGAAGTTCACAAGATAAATTAGTAAAGGATAAATTCTTTAAAGTGCGTTATAAATATACGGGTAAAACTCCAGAACGTGGTTTTTGTAAAGCTATGATGACTGCTAATAAATTATATCGTAAAGAAGATATAGATAAAATGAGTACGCAACCAGTTAATAGAGGTTTAGGCGAGTTTGGTTCTGATACTTACGACATCTTTAAATTTAAGGGTGGTGCTAGATGCTCTCATAAATGGCAACGTGTTACAATGATGTTAGATATTAACGAAGATTCAAACGAATTTAAAGAAATAGGAACGAGAGCAGCAGAGATTAAAGGATTCAAAGTTACAAACCCTTTTGAAGTTTCTATTTACCCTAAGAATTTACCATTGAAAGGATTTAGTCCTAATAATAAGAATTTACCCTCAGATGTAAAATAAGATGGCAGAAGCATTACTTATAAAACCAATAGATTTAAAACGATTTACTTTTGTAGATGGTAACTTAGATTCAGATAAACTTTTGCAATTCGTTAAGATAGCTCAAGATATTCATATACAATCTTACTTAGGTACTGATTTACTAGAGAAGATTAAAACTGATATAGTAGCAGGAACGTTAACGGGTGTTTATTTAACGTTATTAGAAACTTACGTTAAACCAATGCTTATTCACTGGGCTATGGTCGAATATTTACCTTTCGCAGCTTATAACGTTACTAATAAGGGAATGTACAAAAGTACTTCGGAGAATGCAGAAACGGTTGATAAAAACGAAGTTGATTTTTTAATTCAAAAGTCAAGAAGTTTAGCAGAAAATTATTCACAAAGATTTGTAGATTATATGGTTTATAATCAAAGTTCATTCCCTGAATATACAAGCAATAGTAACAACGACATCTACCCTAATCATGGTAACGGTCAAATAACAAATTGGTATTTATGAAGCAAAAGAAATACAAAGTAAAAGAAGAAAACGTTAAGAAGTTACAAATATATTTAAGCAAAATAGATGGCAGTAAAGAAAATAAGTGAGTTAACAGCTAAGACTACAAACTTACAAAAATTAGATTTACTAAATGTAAGTGAGTGGAATGGTGACACGTATGACACTAAAAGCATTGATGGAAGTAAGTTTATATTAAACACTAAATTTAGTTTAAGTGCTGCTCAAATCAAGACTATTAATAGTGTTCCAATTAGTGTTATACCTGCACCTGGTGCTGGTAAGGTTATTGAGATTATTAGTGCTTTTTTAAAATTTAATTACGGAACGGTTACTTTTGATGCTGGTACTAATCGCTCTTTAGCAATTTACACTTCGACATCAAGTGCTATTCAATACGAAACTGCTAATAATATTTTAAATAGAACATCATCAACTATTCAAACTTTTGATAAAGGTATAAGTAAACCTAACGTATTAGTAGATAATCAACCGATATATGTAGATGGTGGTAGTGATTCGACAGTAGGAGATAGTACAATAGATTTATACATAAATTACAGAATAATAACTTTATAAAAACAAAAAAAATGAGTTTACCAAATTTAGACAAATTAGTAGCAAACAAAGGTGTGTACATTGTTAATGATGCTACCGAAGTTACAAGAGCAATAGACGGGATTTTCGTGTTAGAAGATACGGTATTTAACGCAATTAAGGTTGCAGGAAGTGATGTTAAATCTAGTTATATATCAACTCCTGCTACTGCTGTGAAAGCTGGAGCATACATTAGACCTTTAAACGGTGTTCAGTTTAGTGGAGTTGACTTGGTTAGTGGTTCTGTTGCTTTAATTATCGGTTAATGATGTACGGTTACGGAATAGGTGTTTCTCCTAGCAATAGGTTGTCTAGTAATGGTGCAATATCCACATACTTCATTATGACTATCGACACCACTAAGACAGGTAGTGCTAGTAATTCGTTCAACTTAAGAATAGGTACAACGGGAGCTATACCGAATACAGGTACAGTATATTGGGGAGATGGAACGAGCGATTTATGTAGTTCATTTACTGGTACAGGTATCACTCACGTATATCCTTCAAGTGGTGTTTATGACGTTACAATAGTCGGTCAATTTCAAGGCATAAGATATGTAGGAGCAGGAGATTTTAATAAGTTAATAGAAGTTAAACAATGGGGTAGTTCATTGCTTGAGTTTATGAACTTTCAATTAACAGCTAATATGACTATTACTGCAACGGATATACCTAACACTACTAATATCACTTCTTTTGCAAGTTCGTTTAACGCTAGTGGAATTACTACTATCCCTAATATTAATCAGTGGGATTGGTCAAACATCACTAATTGTTCAACGATGTTTTATCAGGCACCAAGTTTGTTAACTTTAGATTTAAGTGGTATTGATTTAAGTAGTTGTACAAACTTCGGAACGTCTACTACTACAGGAATGTTTAGAAATAACACTGCAATGACTTCTTTAAATTGTCACAACTGGATTTTAAGCACTTCTAACACAACAATGTTCGCAATGTTTAGAAATGTAGCAGACGATGTTATTACAGGACTAGACACTTGGAATATTGAGAAGATAACAAGTTTCGCTTCGTTCTTAGTTGAATCAAAAATCACTACTGCAGAATATAACGCTTTATTAATTGCTTGGGATAGTCAAGATGCTGTTAATAGTTTAGCTGTAAACTTCGGCACTTCTCAATATACTTTAGCAAGTGCTTCGGCAACTGCTAGAGCTGGACTTATTGCGAATGATTTATGGACAATTACAGATGGTGGAGGAATTTAAAAATATAAGATATGATAGTAGTAAGTAAAGATGAATTAACAGATAAATGGTGGATATGTTACAATGAAGATAAGACAATTGTACATCATGGTAAAACGGAAGCACCACAACAAACCGAAACGGGGCTACCTTTATTTCAAGTGTTTGATAACGAAGCTAGTTGGTTAAGTGTTTTAGATTTAGAATTCAATATTATAATCGAATAATGGAAGCACCTAACTACATATTCGTAGCACTTATAACGGTACTTTTTGGAGTTGTTAGATACTTCTTTAAAGACTTGCATAATAAGTTCATAGAAAGCGAAAAAAAGAGTGAAGAAATGCACGATAAGGTAGTTAAATTGGAAGGCAAAGTGGAGAGATTAGACGAGAAGATGCCTAGCGAGATAGCTAATTTAGAACGTATAATGGAGCTAAAATTTGAACAATTTAACGGTAAGTTTGAGGAGTTAACAAAAGCTATTAGACACGCAGAGAGGACAATGACATCACAAGCAGAAGCGTTTGTAAAGCTACTTCAAGAAGTTAAGAAATGAAGCAAATAATTGAAGATACATTAAAGAAAAACGGGAAGTGGTCTAGAACATCACTTACCATGTTTTCAGCATGGTTAATAGTTGTTACTATGGTTTTCTTTGATTTATGCAAGGAGGGGTTTAGATTTGATGTATTTGTGACTATGGTAGGTGTAGCACTTGGAAGTAAATTAACTGATTCAATCGGTAAAAGAGTTGAGAAAAATGAAAGTAAATAACATAATTATAGCTTTATTGATTGGTGTTTTGATTTATTTATTATTTCAGAAACGACCTTTGCATGAGCCAATAAAGTACATTAATAGATATGAAACTAGAATTGATACTTTGTTAAAAGATACAACTATTTTTAAGACTAAAATAAGACGTTTTAAGGACACTATTTACGTTTTTAAGGATAGTATAATAATAGCTAAAGAAAACAAAGACACTGTCAAAATAATAGCCTTTCAAGATGCTTTGATTAAACAACAAGATTACACGATTAAATGGCAAGACACTTTAATCACTCAAATTGACAGCATCATGATGTTACAAAACAAAGTAAATGAGAAACTTTACGATAGTGTTAACGTTTTGAATAAAGATAAACGTAGATTGAAAAAAGTAGGTATCTTAGCAGGTGCAGGATTATTAACTTTATTAATTATTAAGTAAATGGAAAACATAAGTAAACATATTAGCTTTAAAGAAGCGACATTTTCAAACACTGCAATAGCTAGGAAAATAAAAAACGTTCCTGATGCTGATACAATTGTAAGAATGAAGTTAGTAGCAGAGAAATGCTTTGAGCCTGTTAGGGAGTGGTACGGGAAACCGATTAAAATTAATTCATTTTACAGAAGTCCTAAATTGAATACTGCTATAGGTGGTGCATCTAAAAGTCAACATGTTAAAGGTGAAGCAATAGATTTGACTGCTGGAAGTATTGAAGAAAATAAGAAGTTATATGATTGGATGGTTAAGAATATCGAATTTGACCAATTAATAAATGAGTATAATTATAAATGGATTCACGTTTCTTTTAAAATGTCTGGTAATCGTAATATGAAATTCAATATTAATTAGTATATTTACTCATTCATAATTTTTTAGGTGTTTTAAATGTTTAGGGGAGGTGTTAAAACCTCCCTTTTTTTATATAGAAACATTATTATCGTTTAATATTTCATTAAAAACATCACTAATATTTTCAGTTATTTCATAATCTATTTCAGTTAAATCTTCATGTTTTAATTTATTTCTTAAATAGTTTTTAAAATTAAAAATTGTTAAATAGTATTTTTGTGCGTCTAAATAAATTTGTGCATCTTCTAAATCTTCAAATTCTAGTGTTATTTTCATATTTTAAGGGTATAGACTGAAATTTATATTTTATTTTAAGGTTATATGCTTAAAAAAGTGTTGTTAATCGTGCGACTTGTCCGAACTCTTTATGAAATATAAAACCCTCAATAGCTAAAGGTGAATGTTGGTAACCACTTTTATGATGCCAACTATCAGCTGGACTTGGACTTCTTAAAGACTCTATTTGAACCGACATTATATCTTTGCTTGTTTTGTGGTGTACATGATGAGTAAACCAATATCTATGCTTACATTCATGCCAGTGTTGTGATGCTTCGTGACACATAAGTAATGGTAAATCGTTTTGCTTTGCACCATCTCCATGAGTAGTTCCTATTAAGTTTTTACCGTAAGTTGTGTACTTTCTGTGACTAGGTGAACGATTAAATTTAATATTTGGGTGGACATTATACCAACTATAAAGACTATCCATTAAGAAAAAACCGCTCATTTCGTCATGATTAGAAACGTTA